GCAAATGAAGTGGCGGTGCTGGAGGGTGAGGTGTGGATGGATGTTTTTTAAACATAAAATGTACTCAATTAATTACTTGGAGTACAGGGTAATAAAGCATCACATAACTCTGAGTATGTGACATCAGAATTGAAAGAATCAGGCGTGTAATTTGGAAACATTGATTTCAAATATACTTCATTTTGTTTTAGTTCTTCTTCGCTCAATGTAAAATCATGGTTTGAATCGAAATGTTTGAACAACTGCATTAACTGAAAAAGCCCTTGTTGACGGTTCAATCTTTGATGACGGTCGTTTTCTTGCTTCAATTTTTCGTAATTAGTTCTCAACTTTGTCATAAATTCTTGAGTGGATTCTCCCACTGCTTTGACAGATTCTGAGATCATTTCAACATCGTCCCGCAACCCTTCAGAAATTGATTCTAATTGTTTGTTGTTTTCTTTCAGCAAATAATTTTCGGATTGTAACATACCTACTGAATCTTCCAAATCTTTTGAAATTTTCATTTTTCTTATTATTACCAAAGATGTTGCGGAAACCCCACCCAAAAGTAGATACCCCGTACCACAAGTTGATCCAATAGTTAACGCAGTTACAATTCCAGCTGTTAAACCTGTGAAGGATAACACTCCGCAGCAAGCAATACTTGCTTTGTGTTTTTTTTCTTCAGAATTCGGACAATCAATCATTTATGTATCTTATTCTTATTTTTTTCCAAAAGAACATAAGAAAATACAGAAAGTATAATCAAAAACACTATTATGTAGTTTGATTCAAGTAAACCCATACGTGTGATTAAAACACTTGTTGTTTCCCATAAAACTATCAGCGATATTTGAATCAGTATTAATGTCCCAATATTTGACCAATAGAATTCATTTTTATGTATGTAGATAATAAATGCAGCAGTTGCCATGGAGATTAATAACTGTTCCAGCAGATGGAAGATGTGCACTACACGCAACAGCTGTTGCGTGTGGGTACAAAGATGTTGTCTCAGGTAACAATGTATGTAATAAAATTAAATCTGAAATAACACAATATTACAATAACACACACGCATACAAAATGATAAAAGATTTATTCAAAACAGGAGGATTCATGGACGACACAAACATAAATGAATTTGGCAACTCTCATATTGCTAATCCATTGTATTTCAAAGATTTTATTTTCGAAAAATCTAAGTGGATAAAAGATGTTGTTGCATGCGAGTGTGAAAATACATACCAAATAGGACTCAGTAGAAGAGGTACGTGTACTCATTCAAAGGTTGTATCATTTGTACATAAATCTACTAAACATAAAAAGACTACAGAGTCAGTTTTGAAAAGAAATGCAGTAATTTTCTTAAATTACGCTAGCCACTGGTATGTTCTTATGCCGTATGAGAAAAGTATTGGATTATAGACATTATATCATAATTCCACGCGCTATATTACACACAAGTCCAAACATACTCAAGTCCAAACATACCCAAGTCCAAACATACCCAAGTCCAAACATACCAAAGTCCAAACATACCGAAGTCCAAACATACCCAATCCCGACTACCCGGTCCCATAAGTGCTGCGCTCAAACGGCAGCGGCGAGGGCCGCGCGGTACGCGGCCGTTGCCTGTTCGAGGCTCGAGGAGCCGGCGGCAAACTTGACGAAGATCCGCGTGACCACGGAGAAGATCTGGCCGGTCGGGTCCCGGTTGAGATGCTCGCATCCGAAGACGCGCCTGATGAACGGCATGTTCCCGGGCCGGTTGTTGTAGACCCAGGAGATGAAGTCGTTCACGTTCAAGTCCATCGCGGAGTGCGAGTTCGCCCAGACGTTCCCCTCCTCCATGATGAAGTTGCGGAACTTCACCCTGGTCTGGGGACCCGCTCCCGAGGTACCCAGTGGCCTGAAGCCCCTCTGGTCGACCGCCCGGCAGTGCGCGCAGAGAGGATTGGTGGGGGCGGCCGCGGGGATGGTCTCGTTCATGAGGCTGTTGGCGAGGACCACCAGCCGGTGCTTGAGGTCGTGAACCGCATCCTGAGCGGGAGCCGGAGCCGGAGCGGGAGCAGGAGCCGGAGCAGGAGCCGGAGCAGGAGCCGGAGCAGGAGCCGGAGCCGGAGCGGGAGGCGCAGCCGGAGCGGGAGGCGCAGTCGCCGAAGAGGAGCCTGCTGCCTCTGAGCGGTGCTTGCGCTTCTTGGTGCGAACCGGAGCGGGAGCGGGAGCGGGAGCGGGAGCCGGAGCCGGAGCCGGAGCCGGAGCCGGAGCCGGAGCAGGCTGATGCAAGTTAGCATCTACCAGCGCCAGAGAGATGGCGTCGGACATGATGGTCAAGTGCTCGCCCTGAAGCTGTGCCTTCTCCTGAAACCAATGCTGGCTGCCCCGGTAGTGGGAGAAGTCAGTCGAGCCCGGCTGCTGATTGAGAGCGAGTCGCTCCTTCATGCGATCGTGCATTTTGACCAAGAGCCTAAAAGAATGAGCGGCGACAGACTTGTTGATGTCGTCATTTTTGTCCGGGTGGACGCGCTTTGCAGATCTCTTGAACGCAATCTTGAGCTGCCCCTCATTGGATGCGAAGTCGAGGTGCGTGTCAGAGAGGCGACTGAGGATCCGGAGGAACACGTAGTCGCCCGCAACGGTCGGCATGGCCGCTCGCGAACAAAGCGTGGCCGCGTGGTCGCTCGGGTTTGATTTGGGGTACGCATGTGTCCCCCGAGACCACAAGGGACGTCCCCCCACCCTAGGGGGGTACGCATGTGTACCCCACCCTCCCCCTACTTTACTTTTTACTTCTTCCCTTGTGGTCTTGGGGGACATCTGCGTACCCCAACTCAAATCCGACCGTGTCCAGAAGGCGGGTACGTGGTCAAACCCGACCGCATCCAGAAGGCAAAAGGCGCCCGCCATGAAAAGCGACCTCGAGTATGATCCCGCGGCCGAGCCCGAGTCCGAGTCGGAGGGGGAGGTGAAGAAGTCGCGCAAGCGCACCCGCACCCGCACCTGTATCGAGACCCATCAGCTGCAGGAGGAGCAGGATATCGCGCAGCACTTCCAGGAGAGGGCTGAGAAGCAGCGAGACCAATCGGCGTCGGGATTCCAGGCCGTCATGGACAAGCTGTACCAGGATAAGAAGCTCTCCGCCCATGAGCAGAAGGTGGTGTGGTCCGGCATGAGGCGCGAGATGACGGCTACGGTCAAGCGGCTGATGAAGCTCCACGCGGCCTGCGGTGGCACCCTCCTCTTCATGTATGCTCCGCCGCTGGCACTGGCGGATGAGGAGGCCAAGGACGACCCCAAGATGTTCCAGGCCTTCCGCATGATGAAGATGAATACCGAGCAGGGGGAGATGAACAAGTTCCTGGACCCGGCCCTCGTCCAGCAGCTCGAGCACAACTTCACCGACTACCGCTACACCTTCAACTCCAACACGGAGCCGGCGGCCTCCATCCCGCTCCCTTCTGCGGGCTCCTCCTCGGCTGAGGATGAGAGAATCCCCATGACGGACTTTGCCGAGATGCTGGGCATGGGTATCGGTGATGGCAACAAGCCGGGCAACTACTCTGCCTTCGAGGACGTCATGGACGACAATATCGTGAGCGAGTGGAGCGAGTGGAGCGAGTGGCAGGATGCGGCTGAGGCTCCGGCCCCGGCTCCGGCTCCGGCTCCGGTCCCTGTCGCGGTCGCAGTCGCGGTCGAGGCTCCGGCTCCGGCTCCGGCGGCTGCCGGCAAGAAGGCGAAGAAGCAGCGCAAGGGTACGGGCGACCCAAATGAGCTGACCGAGGCGGAGTGCGTCCAGGTCAACCGGATCAAGAAGCTCTTCTTGATCGAGGGCAAGAGCCTCATGGAGTGCTCGTGCCCCAAGCCGGAGTGGATTACCTACGAGGGCTACGCGGGGCTGACGGAGACCTCCGTCACGACCATCAACCAGCCCGGCACGAGCAAGTTCTACAACTGCACCACCTCCCTGAGCAGCTTCTTGGACAAGGGCTACTACAAGAATGTCGGCCTCACGGACCTGAGCGACTTCGTGAAGTGGTTCAAGGACAACTCCTCGACCACGGGGCCGCGCGCGGAGTTGAAGGAGAAGCTCGGCGGCTACCTCACGGGGCGCCTTTTCCCGATCGTTAACCGCTGGCTGTTCCACTACGCGGCCAAGCATGGCGGGGACGAGGGAGACGAGAACGCGCGCATGGAGCGCGTCATCAAGGCCTTCAAGGACGTGGTGAACTCCCCTGAGGCTTAAGAGGCCCCCTTCGCGCATTCTTGCGCAGCACGGCGGCGGGTGGGGTGTTGGTAGGGGTGGTGATCTCTCGGAACGTGAGCGATATACGACAATCGCGAAGACTCCTGCGTTTTGGAACTGAGTGTGTATGTGTAGAGTTCATGGGGTCGGGCATATAGATAACGTATCCTGCTTCGTGAAGTATCGTCGTCAATATTTTAGTTTCATCGCACTTAATTTGAAAGTCACGAGCAATTCCAAATGCAAGAGTTGCAAATCCACTTCCCGGAGCCCACCCTATTTGGTTATCTCTGTGAAATCCTATACAATCATCTCCATCAACATATTTATTCAAAAGAATTGTATTGAAGTTTGTTGCTAAAACTTTGTTTACTTTCTCTGTTATTTTTCTCAATTTATCGTTCATTATATAATTTGGTGGAGAACCTCCTGCAGCAGGGTAATTATAATACACAGATTCGTCATACGTGAATGAGGCTTGCCCCCTTGGAACTTTGAATTCCTTATTATATCTGATGTATTTTTTGTGATATTCTACTTCTATTTCATTTAGAAAATCAAATAGCTCATTGCTTTCTTTCGTTTCATATACCTTTGAATATATATGCATTTATCATTAAACTAATTTTATTCTCTTTAATTCAGCCGTTTCGGTATAGTATCCATAATGATTTGTTTGGGAAGAAAATTCCAACAAAAGTAGCTACTGGAAAAGGAAATGAGATCTTTTCTCTTTCCAATCAAATGAGATTCATCTGGCATATTGAACTTCATTCTGCGATCAAACATTAGCAATTGTAAGTCTTTTTCATAAAATAATCTATGAGGGGCACTGTCGTTTAGCCACGTGTTTGACATAATTAATGCAAATGGTTTGTCGAAGCTTAAAGCACGTTCAAAGAATTTCTTTTTGTTTGTGAATGGTGGATTGCTAATTATAACATCCCAATGTTCATCAGGTTCCCAGCTGAGAAAGTCCTGATCAGTATCTATGTGAGAGTATATTACTTCATTCTTTTTACTTATAAGTTTTACAAAATTGCTATCATGTTTATCAAATGGACACCATACAATAGCGTTTTCAGGTATGAATTTGAGTATGGGATAGACTGAAACATCTTGTGTGTAACACTCGTCATTATTCTTCTTCACAGGTATGTATGTTTTTGTAATGTTACTCATTTACTAAATTTGAATGGTATTTTTTAAATGGGTAATTAGTCACACTCTTTATAATATTGTTCTTCCTCTATTTGTGGATGCACACATCAACAAAAAACTCGTTACTAAAATAAGTCATTTACCCCAAGAATTGTATTTCCTTTAAAACAAACTGATCATTCCTGCAATCCGAATCAAACTTTGACATATATTACCATTCATCTTCAGTGTGTTCATATTTCATTGTAAAACTCAATTTCTTTTGTTTTTTTTTCATTTGTTTTTTGACAGTCAACCCTTCTGGCTTCAGCCCTAAATCTTCTTTTTCTTCGTTTTCTGATTGATTTACCTCGTCATCGTCTGTTTGCTTTTCATCAGTTGTCAGTGTGTCATCATTGGTTTCATCATTGGTTTCATCATTGGTTTCATCATTGGTTTCATTGTTTGTCTCAGTATTTTTATCATTTGTATCTGTATCAACAAAACTTACAGAAGTATGATCATCACTATCGGAATCAGAATCCATGGTGGTATTGTTACCCCTTTTTTCCAATACCTTTAATTCATCTAATGTAATAAAACCTGTATCCCCGTGACTAATCTCTTGGAACGGCACTGGCTTTCTAGCTCTTCTCTCTTTGAAAACGTGGTTTTGTGCCTGAGGCGTTATGTGTTTCATAACTAAGTTTACAATAGAAAATATTGTAATAAATTTGTCGCGCCATCACAATGGATACCCCCCATTGGGAAGAAACTGTTGTAATGACATGTAAATGGCATAATTTGTTTAGTTTGAGGCTACTAAACAAAAATTGTTTGTCACTTAAGTGATCAGAAATTTGACATATACAACATTAGATTTTTGAACAAAATTGTGAAAGAATGGAGAGCATTCTCAAAAAGAAGACCACATGTCAACTCATGGTGTCGGATCAAAGATACATAATTACTTTGTTATTACTTTCTTAATACACTGGTAATTTTTCCCGGCTTAAATGGTTTATCTATTTTTTGTCCCACTACCGACACCAAGGGCACAGGGGCCACACGCCACCACAGTAAGGCCAAGCACGCGGGCGCGCCTGCAAAACGCGGAGGCGGTCGGCTTTTTGCTCGGTCGGTCGGGTTTGGTCGGTCGGGTTTGAGTCGACCGAAAAGGGGTACACATGCGTACCCCAACAGGTGGAGAGGGGAGGAGGACACCCTAGCCTGTTTGGTTCTTGTTTCTTCTCTAAAGTTAAGAAAAGAAAGAAGAAGGAAGCAGGCTAGGCCCCTTGCTTGAGGCTCATATCGAAAGGGGTACACATGTGTGATCCAACTCGATCGACCACGGACGTGTTCAACACGACACGGGCGCGACACACACGCCCGCCTGCGGCCTGCGTGCTGCCCCCGCGGCCTGGGTCTGCGTACCGCACGTTTGCTCTGATGCCGTGCGCAGAGCAACCATGTCTGCCGCCACGACCGCCACGACAAATGACAGCGCGCTGCACAACGACAAGCGTCGCAAGGTTTCAACCGGTGAGTGACCCCGCGCGGAGCATTAGCACAGGAGAGCGCACCTCACTCGCGCCTTGCACTCGCGCAGTTCGCGACATGATGAGCGAGATCGGTCTCCCCCAGTACGCAGAGAAGCTCATGAAAAAGGGGTACGACGACCTGCAGTTCCTCCAGATGAAAGCAAATCTGGACGGTTTCGCGGCCGTGTGCCACAAACTCAAGATTCCGCCTGGTCACCTCGATCGTATTCTTCACCACCTGCGCGAGCTTCGCGAGCCGCCTGCGCCTCTGCAGACTACTGCGGTTGTGCTGTCGGTGTCCTCCGTCGCCACGCCTCACCCGGTCGCCACGCCTCACCCGGTCGCCACCACTTTGGAGCTGCAGCCGAACAAGTCGATCCATCCGGACGAATACCGCCAGCCTACTCCGGATCTCTCGCAGGCGAGGCGGTAGATCTGGCGGTAGATCTGGCGGTAGATCCTGAGGTTGGGCGCGTGTTGCACAGGTTTCCCTCGACAACTTTGACGAGATCGTGTCGCCCTACCCCCTCCTGAAGACGTACACTGACATGATCACCAAGAAGCCTACGCCTCCTTACACTTCGCAGAAGCAGCTGACCGTGGCCGTGTTGGACGAGGACATCTCGGCACCCGATTGTCAGATCTTGAACATCTCTTCATCCTGCCTGGGCGTGGGCAAATCGTCAATGATATCCGCCCTGAAAGCGACACTGGGCGGATATGAACTGACACTGGACCCCAAGGTAGACTTCAAGACGATCAAGGAGATGAGGAATGGTAGCGCCTCGGAGAAGTGGATGGAGCGCCCTTTCCTTTTTTATGATGCGATTCGGGGGGACTCGAAGCTCCTTAACACCAACCTGCAGGAGTACTTCGAGGCATTATCTGAGGGCTCGAAGATGGGGGGCAAATGGCCGGTAGAGTGCAAGCCGCTCATCGTCTTCATTGGCAATGACTTCTTCTGCCGCACGACCATCGGCAACTTCTCGGGTCACCGCATTGACTTTTACGAGATCGCAGGCATTGGAGAGCCCGACCAAAATGACAGGTATCAGGACTACAAGTTGGTCGTGGCTGTGGAGAAGATGAAGATGATGCGGGAGATCGAAAAACTCAGTCGCGGGTGGACAACATTAGCGTGACCAGGAAGTACCAGGTGTGAACATTCCAAAATGCAAGGTTTTGGTCCATTTTAATCCAGGAGGGGCCGGGTGGGTGAGTGTAGACTTACCAGGTGGGGACATTTTGAGTTTTCAAAAATAAACTTCGGAGTGAAAAGACCCCGCCAACATTTTGAGTTACTACGCAGATAAAATATTATGGTAGAGTTGCATTTGATATACCAAACTATTTAACAAATTTATCTAAGAGACTCCCATTCCCTGCCGACATGAAGTTTTTCCATTTCTCTTTTTCAGACATTTCTTTTTTCTTTTTTAGCTCCTGAATTTTATTTTTGAGTAACTCTCTTACTTGCGACTTTTTGCGTTCAGCCAGTGCGGTCTGAACGAGCATTAATGAAACTGAACCACCAAAAGCGTAGGCGGGCACCTTGTCATACCATTCTTCTTTCGAATCAATTACAGACTGACAATCCTCTTTGTACCTGTTTGCCACTGCACCCCAGTAAATACTCACCATGACAACAATAAAAACTGCAGAAAATGGGAGATCTGGTTCATATGTGAGAAGGCCTACATTTTGTAATACAGTGGAAACGACCGCTGTTATAGGAAATTTTTTCAGTATTTTTCCTATCATAGGAAGATTGAAGATAACGCTTGCAATTCCCGCGACATACAAAAGTCCCATTCCTGTACTGAGATACCACATATCCCAGTAAGGGTAGGTACAATCTTTTAGCTCTTTTGTAAGACATTCGCGAAATGGATATCCAAAGTCATCTTCAATAGCCCAAGTACTCAAACTATATTTTGTGAATAGTTCTTTGAGTTGTGTTCCTTCTTCTGCTTCTTTGAATAAAAGGTCAAAATTCATATCGTTTTCTGCACTTTGAAAGTCTAATCCTGCCATTCTGAAGTCATTCACTGTATGACACTTTATTCTAAATGAGTTGTAGGGTTGAAACATATATGTGTACGTATTCTCATACACTACATGAGGAAGGTCAAGTGATCCTAAAGCAAAGAACCATGCCAGGATCATCAACATTGTAAAAGAATGTATGAACATAAACTCCATTTACTATTATGATACATTTTATTGTGATGATGCTGTTGTTGGTGTGGTAGTTGCCGTGGTTGGTGCAGTAGTAGTAACTTCATTTGTGAATGTTAATGAAGGTTTCTTTCTTGCCTCGGGTCTGTAACGTATTTTTTGTTGTTTGACGTGCGTGTCGTAGTCTTTTATGCAGATTCCATCACCATTTGTGGTAACGTTCTGACATTCTGTTTTCACTGCGATGGGGGATTGAATTTGCAGATCATAATAACAGTTCTTCTGAAGATAAGTCAATATAAGTGGTATATTATCAGTATCAGGTTCCACATAGCCGTTTTCAGTTTGGTATTTGATGGTAACTGCTGAATCAGTTGGGGTCTTGGCAACCAGTTGGAGATTTTCTTTGGCTACATCCTCGTATTTGCACGCTACCATGTTATCTTCAATAACATCATCTCTTGACTTACACACGTGACCTGTTTGAGCCGACTTGTATCCAAACACACAGTGGCTGCAGCTTAGCTGGCTACCTGAATTCCAACACTTTGCCGTTCTGGAGTCGGGAGAAACACAGAACTGCCCCGGAGAGCCGGTGTGTTTCAAATTGGAACATGTATTTTTATAACTAAAGTAGGTCACAACCCCGTATACATATACTACAATGAAGTAAATTAGAAGAACGTAAACTATATAAATACTTTCTTCTTCCATTTTAATGTTAACAAACAAAAAAACTATTATAAAATAACAACCTGTTTCAAAAGTATGTTGAATCCCAATGTTTCATTTATCACATAGGCATGTTCAATGCATACAATGGGTATGACTGTAGAGCCCTTTATGAATTTACCAATCGAAATAGGCTCTTCTGATCCTTCTCTCATTTCAACTATTTCAGTTATTATTTTTGATTTGTTTTGTGGCATTTTCAGCCTAAGGCATGAAAAATCATCTATAACTCTTCGCATATGTCCTAAGAATGATACATTTCCATATCTTTTTTCTCCTTTGAGTAAGTCTTCCAAACGAGCTGCAATTTTGAAATACATTTTGTCGGTTACTCCTTTTGTCGGTATGGCTATTTCACAATAGCATTTTCCATCGGATTCATACACTCCTGTAAATAGCTGGCACCTTGGTAATTGAATTGTCAATCTATCTGAATCATAAGTCAAATCGAATGTGTAACTTTTGCCATCAATGATAGATTTAGGCGATGAAATATTTATTTTTGTAATATCTACAGATTTAGCTTTGATTACACTCATGGTGTGTCTTATTATAACAATATATTCTTTTTTGGTTATTTTACCCACATAAAATATTTGATTATATATAATGCAACCAACAATATCCATCCCAGATCAGTCTTCAAGATATGTAAGTAACAAAGAAGACCCTTCAATACGGTATTTCATGAGTTTATCCAATCGTGAAAAGTTACAATATCTTATAATAAAAAAGGTTTATGACAAGACAAATGGACAAGCCAAAATAGGCAGACAATCAGATACCGAGCTTCAGGTAGTAATGATTCATACACTTCAAACCAGTTACAATCACCATCTTCCTATTACTGAGTTGAACAAGCTGGTTGTAAATAAGTGTTCTGCAAATATAATAAATAACATAGGGTACTATGTACAATACATACATGATATGAATGCCCCAGGCCCCCTTGGTGTATCACAATCGGCATTCGATCTTATCGTTCCACAGAATACAAGAGATTCCAAGGAGAGAAGCTTCAAACCGATATTTTGAAATAAAAAAAGATACCTTATAACAAATGGCATCCATTTTTGGTATTCCTTGCGACTCACCGCCTCCTCTGGGTGATATTTTGTTTTCAACATCACTATTTCCTCTGAAGGACTTTGTGAAGAGTTTGGCACAAAATCCTAATCCATCAATGAACAAATATGAAAGGTTTGTCTACTCTAAACTCTTTGTAATATTCTATTTGTGGTATGTTGTGTTCCGTATTCCGCGAGAGATGTCTTTGTTTGTGAACAGGAGTATATCATTGAATTATAGCATACTACTGATAATAAATGTAGTATTTATATTTGAATTGTTTACACGGTATGGATATGAGTGTACGACATTTCTTGTGATCGTGCTTTACCTATTGTACAGTGGTATAATTTACATGATACCAGTGGTTGCGGAATCACCGGTTGGAGACGTTTTACCAGAATTGAAGGAACTTCCAGTGTCTACACAGAAGCCCGGCCTGAACCATTGTAGACGACTTGCTGTATGCAGAGCCACACCAGTATACGACAATTACTTGTTTCAGAAAGGCAAGTACGACAAGTGTATTGAGTGTGCAAAAAAGAATCCTTCCGAAAAGATTGTATTCAAAAGTTCCAAAAAGGACTGCGGATCTAAAAATAGGGACGTAGATGCGAAAAAATGTTACGAATGCACCGTCAACTCACCTCCTAAAAATACTGAATGTACTTATAGTGCTAGTGACTGCGAAAATGTTAATATGGTGTTAGACATACTGGATCCACCGAGAAACAATCCAAAATTTGAGAAGGTTTATGATTCTGATGGTCAAGACACACTGACAACAAGATTAGTCTCGACTACGTCAGAAGCTGTGTTCAATCGAGCAGAAGTGTGTAAAGAGGCACATGGAAGTCTCTGCTGGCTTGGAAAGCTCGTAAATGGTAAGTACCGCGGGTGGAATTACAAAGAGGGAGGCAATTACCTGATGTATGACTTGAATGACCCCAAATCAAAGGGGCACGGATTTCCAACAAAGAGTGTTTGTGAACACGAAATGGCTAAAGGGTCTTCTTCTGTTACTTTAACAGAAGGGACGTGTGTGAAGGGTGTCTGTGATGTTTCCGACAAAGAGGCAGTGTGTGCCTGTTCCGAGTACAAAAATGTCGCACAATTTCACGACCCTTGTAAATTTTTAGAGGCCAATTGTGATGAGAATTCGATTGCTTACACAGAAGCAAAACTGAAGATGGAACAAGCAAATGTTGCAGTGGAAGATATTGTGACCATTGAAGATGCTGAGCGATTCCTGAGAGACTTAGACAATCTTGCTAATAAACTACCCTAAAACAATCAGTAAACTAACTGATTCGTATTCGTTCGTGTTCGTTTGGCACTGGGTGAGTTATATCAATAAGAATAAAATTCCTGCATCAGACCTAATTTTGAATCATCTACTTTGTAGTCACGACCCACTGGTGTAACGGATTTTCCATGAACATAGTTTGATGGAGGTAGCATACCATTATTAGTGTTTTCATCAATAAACTCATAGTTAGACAAATGAGGATGAGAGTTTCTCAGTCTTATTTTTTGTCTAGCGCACCCGGATACTACTTTGTTCTTCATATCATCTATCTCATTTTTTAGAATGATAGATTTTTTCATGAATATAGTCTTGAATTTGTCTCCTTTTACATCCAAATCTAATTGAATTGAATTTATCAATTCGTGTATTCTTTTTTCTTTTTCTTTCACTGTTTCTAAAAGTGGATTCTTTTGTTTTATAACATTTTTAGACCCTAATGTCGCATCTCCTCCGCCAAATGCCGCAGAATCAGGTAATATAATCTTTATGTTTTTTTTAAGAATATCAATATCATTGTTTGTTGGTACAATACAAGCTATTTTGTCTTTTTTTATTCCTTCTGTAATCTTTGAAATTAACATGACATCTTCTTTTATTTTATCAATTCGATCGTCCCCTTTTGGTACGATAGCCTGCATACTCTCAACACATGTATTTATCATCACATTCATACCCCCTGTTGATTGATTTGTTTGAGCAGGAGTCAGGTAAAGATACAAAAAAGTAAGTATTACAAAGAACAAAAATGGAATCATAAACATCATTCTCTAATGTTGCCGTATAAGTTTTTTTGCAAAGGACAGAAAAATTTAGTTTTTTTATTTAAGTTTTTTTATTTAAAAGAGCATTGTCATGATGTTTAAAATGTTTGAGGAAGAACCTTTAGGTTTTTCTAAATGTTATCGCATACTTGATACAAGACTTATAAATTTTGCACAACAATCTGCTATGCAACTCAATGATCCTAAATTGAAACGTTACCCTTTGTTTCGCTTCCCTGGGGGGCTACCCATAACTCCAGAACAATGTCATGTAAAAAAGATTAGAAATGGAAATTACTTTTTTACTGCAAAAGCGGATGGATTTAGAGTGCTCTTACTTTTTTTGATGTATTATATTGATGGCGACTGGAGAAGACTTTGTGTCATGATATCCAGGAACGGATCTTGTCATCTTCTTAACATAAGTGTGCCTCCAAATCTGAACGATAATGGTGGGAGCATGTTTGATGGCGAATTGGTCTCTACAGCCAGTGGGTGGAATCACATTTTGCTATTCGATTGTTATAATTACAGAGGTACCAACTTACGTTCATTGGCATTAAATAGGCGTCATTCGAGATGTGAAAAGCTTGCTGAGGACTGCGATCACAATGAGACGGACTCAGTGATCATCAAAGCTAAACCATACCACAAACTTGAAAAGTCTAACACAGAAACTGCTATTTCATTCTTGAACAACAAACACTTCCTGGAATACAAAACTGACGGAATAATTTTAGTACCTAGTGGAAGAAACGATTGTATAAATGGACGTGACGAAGCTCAATTCAAGCTTAAGCTTAATCATACTGTAGATTTGATACTAATGCAGGATACTGATGATAAAGAAAAACCATTCTATTTGGCATCATATGATGACAGTGACGATTCATACATCATCAAGCAACAAATTCAATATAGTGATGTGAAAGGTTTTGATGTGAATACAATATTTGAGTGCCAAGTACAGACAATTGAAGCTATACACACATTCGTTCCACTTAAAAGCAGAACAGACAAGACACATCCTAATTCGGAGACAGTAGTCAAACGGACTCTTCGAACTATCTCAGATAACGTCCAAGTCGAAGTTCTCATGACGAGGTAGAGTCCGAGGTCTCAGTGTAAAACTCTTCTATCATGCGAATGGCCCTGTCGTGACCCGCTTTGTCCATCAGCATCACGTCACTGGCTTCCGACATCACGGAAGAGCCAGTCGGTATGTTGCGGCTTCTCGGACTGGCGTGAATGGTCGTTCTTGGGGGTGATGTCTTGAGAACAAAGAGCCCATTCGCTCCCTCGAGGACGTCATGGGATGTCTTGATGTATTTGGACGAAAGATTGCCGTCGGGCTCTTCAAGTGCTGACTCGCCACGTTTTGCGGATGGCGCTCCCTGGGCGTACTTCCTTATGTAAGTGAATGACGTAGTATCATCAACCGTACCGTGTATGATGACACCAAGTTCATCTGCTGTGTACTTCCGCGGGTCAGACATGATCATCTTCAGGCATGTCTTAAGGATAGTGACGGGGTCCTTAATGATGTGGAGCTGCTTGTACATCAATGCGCGGTTGAGCAGGACTTCCTTGAGGTTCTTATTGAGCTGGGTCACATTGACAACAACCTTCCATGCCGGAGGGTCACCCACGTACGCCCTCGCAATGTAGGGCAGACTCTTCTCATTCAACATCGGTGGGTTGTCGTCGCCCACCAGGAGTTTCTTGCAGAAACCCATGACATGCTCGCGGTTGATGTCCGGCATACGTTCCTCAAGAACATTGTTGACCATGTTCGTCAGCCTGACGGAGTGCTTCCCATCCCAGATGGTGTCAAGGACCATCCCCTGGAACGCGGAATCCATGGAAGACGAGGCTCGAGTTGGAGGGACGGTTTGGTTTGGTCGAACGGGTTTGGTCGAACGGGTTTGGTCGAACGGGTTTGGATACACATGTGTAACCCTTCAAGAGGGAAGGGAAGGAGGACCCCCCCTAGAGTCTTCCTTCTTCTTTCTTTTCTTAATTTAAGAGAAGAAACAAGAACTAAACTGCTAGGGGGGGTCCTCCTTCCCTTCCCTCTTGAAGGGTTACACATGTGTATCCAAACCCGTTCGACCAAACCCGTTCGACCAAACCCGTTCGACCAAAATCCCGCCAACCCACTAGATCACATGACGAGTGTGCGCGAGGAGCTTCAGTATGTGCTGCGGAGCTTGAATGAGAAACGCACCCGGTTGATTCAAGAGGTTCGCGAGATGGATCGCAACATTGCCCTCCTCGAATACCTCAACACCGACAACCGCCAGCTGCGTACGTACGTTCAGTCAACGAATCGTCGTCAGCGGGAGGAATCCCAACCTCACTGCTACAAACGTGTTCATTCTCCCACCTTCTCTGAGGGTGAGGAGGATGGCGAGCTCTCCAAAATGTGACCTTAAAGGGATGTCCCGGGCTTGCAGCGAGATGAAGAAGAGACCAAGACACCTTGATGTGTGCCTTCATGACAATCATGTTGTGTACGCAAGTCACACATTAGTGGGTAAGGAGTGGGTTGGTGGTTTGTTTTGCAGTGGCGACACAAACAAGGGGTCTGTGTTATGCGAGTACAATGGAAAAAAATTGACAAAAGAGGAAGAAAATACATCAACTTCAGAGTATTTGATGGTAGCGCGTAACCCACAAGATCTCCGGCGAAGAATCGTGATCGATGGAGACCCCCGCAAGTATCTTAACATTGCTGGTTACGCCAATTACAGTGATCACCAGCATGCTAACGCATATTTTGTAGATGAAACTTGTAAAGGAGGGAAGTGCACTATACTGTTAAAGGCGGGTGAATTCATACCTGCAGGTACAGAAATAAGAGTAGATTATGATATGGGGTCTGCAGTTCATCCTTTTCGTGACATGATGGTTAAAAAAGGTATATATAGTGATTGCAAACAAGAATACAAGACTATAAAGTGGAAGTTTCCTTTAGCGTGATGGACTATGTAAATAGAATATTGCTAACTTGATCAAAGGTTAGATGTCCTGCAGACTTGGTAGGGAGGGAGTCGAGCTTGAAGGAGGTTCCTTGCAAGCGGAAGGGTGTCGAAGCCTGCAAGGATGTCTTGGAAGATGCCTTGGAAGATGCCTTGGAAGACGCCTTGGAAGACGCCTTGGAAGACGCCTTGGAAGACGCCTTGGAAGACGCCTTGGAAGACGCCTTGGAAGACACTTCCTTATCATTTTTGTGAAGATCAACTACTTTCAGTATGTTTCCAATCGGTTCCATACGGTATCTGTCATTGTTTCTCAAATAGAAACGCGCAAGAGCGTCCTTTCGCAATAAATCACCTGGTTCGGACCTCACAAACTTTCTAGCTAGTCTCACGGCTTCATTGTAGTTTACGAAAGAGGTGCGCTCACTAGAGGTGCGCTCACTCGAGGGGTTGGAAGCATCACTTTTGTTTATTTTGTACGTAAGAGAAGGAATTTTGTACGAAATTTTTGTATCTTTTCTCAGGAATGTGAATATGTTTGGATATTCTTTATGTGACTCAAAAATATAATCATTAGCGTAGTTTAACTTGTACTCTATCACGTAAGGAATGTCAATTCTTTCGTATTTATTGAGTTCACCAAGGCTAAATATCTGATTGACATTCAAATTTTTCACTTTATTGTACAAGAAATGTAAAAACAATTCATATACATTATTTTCTAAATCCTTGAATTCAAAATACTTGAAATTATTGACAGTGGGGTGGTTTTGGTTGTTAACTTTTACAAGTGAAGAGTCGAGTAACTTTTCAGTCTTATTTGTGAGTGCATATTTTTGTTTCATACCGTTTTGTTTGTCTTTGAATTCTTGTATTCCAAATAGCGCAATAATTTCACGCATTGCTTTATCACCCCCTCTAGCAACAGTAGCTTTCTTGCCCATTCTTACTAACTTCAGAGGCTTATCAGTATGGGGTTTATCAGCTAGTTCCTTCAACAACTTAGCTTTTTCAGATAATACGCTATTACTCTTGCCTTCCTTGAGTTTTTTGTTTAACGCCTCCTGTGTGTTGCTGAATGCCTGGTTTGCTTTGAATCTGAGCTGTAGTTCCACTCGTTTATTACTTCTATCGTATTTAGTCTTTAGCACACCAGTATCCTTAGAAATTACTTTACCCTTGTTACTTAAGTCAAATGGGGTTTCGAGAGTGAATAGGTTATCATATTTTGAAGCCAATCTTCCTTTATTATCAATAACTGTTTTAATGAGCTTGTTTTGAAGCTTTTGTCTTCTTTTTTTTTCAGCTTCCTTGTTTCTTTTGTTTTGTACTTTTTGTGTTCCTGGACTCAACTTCTTGTTCATAGCCTTAGCAAAGTTTAGCCTAATTTTGCTTTCAGATTTGTCCTTTACGTCTGCAACAGTTGTTATTGCACCAAATTTATTATCAAGAATGTCTTTTATTCTTTTAGGGTGCACTTTTTCCTCTTCTAGTTCTTTTTTCATTTCAAGCTTTGTTTCTTCTAATTTTATTATCAAATGCGTGTGCATGTCTGTAAGTGTATTTTGAAACTTAGTAAGTTCTAACTGCATCAATCGGGGTTGAGTCAAATTCTTGTTTGCCCCTGACCTGCTAAGATCAATACAGTTTTCCATACACGGAGAAAACACATCTGTTGGGTTCATGTATGTGGAGCATTCTTCAGAGATAGAATCATTTATAACATCTAAATTACTTGAAACTTCTTTGATAAATTTTTCAAAAGTTGACTTTATACTCATTTGATTAACATATCCTCGTCTTACATCAAAATATTTGTTGAAATTATTCTGTTCATTTGGTTTATTTTCTCTCAATCTATCAAATACCTCTTGATTAGTACCACGTTCTAGCTTTGCATAGTATTTTCTCCAGACGCAATTCATTGCTTGTTCCAGCTTCGTTTTTGTCAATTTTATACCAGGTATTTTCTTTAGCTGAAAAGGATCGCTAAAATCAAGGTATTTCTGAAGAACGTTTTTTGAGAATACTTCAAATCGCTTGTCTGTGTCTTCATCCAACCAATAGCGTTCAAGATCGTACAAAGGACTCTTAGGATTGTCAGGGTCATCATTGGGATCATACCTGGCCAGTGGGTTTGTTGACTCGTATGCACGCTTACACACTTCTGTCTCGGTTCTTGAAGTACCTCCTTTGGGAGTGTTATTTCCCGTATTGAATCCAGTTGTGCTCATCTCTTCTCATTAGAAACGAATTTTATTTAAAGACTTAATTGTATTAACGAATTTTATTTAAAGACTTAATTGTATTTCGTATCAATATGTCTCGAATAGCAAAGGAGAATGAGATATATCTTGCGCGCGTGAAAGCGAGCATGGATCGTGAGAGAAAGCATCAACTTGAGCGACAGCATGAACGAGAGGCTGCCAAACAACTGCGGCAAAACGAACGGAATGAGGCAAGAGATATGCGGAACGACCAGCGGGACTTCGAAAAGCAGCAACGGGAAGAAAGGAACATGAAGATCACTCAATCAAATGAGCGTTATTCAGACATGTGGATCGCGACAACCGGTCTATCAGTCCCACAAGTCATCAGCCTAACTCTACGTGGTGGTGACGCAGGCAACTTACTGAACAGATTGGAGCTCCGCGTCTACAATCGCTCTAGCAAGACATTGGAAGACATAAATTTGATCAATTTCATGAAAATGATACATGAAAAATCTTTTCCGAATCTCCAAGTTTCACAGCGTGGTCAAGTAACGCTTGACGACATTGTTATACCGGCAAGGGTATATTTTTTCATCCGGTATCATTGGATGTTGTCTACGGGACAGACACAACCGTATAGTTTGAACAATGAAAGTATCAGTCCAAATAGTGTTACTACCACAACCAACTCCGAAGGCTGATTCAATATCGGTTGGAGCAATTGTCTCGTCATAGTTTGTTCTTCTGTTGTTTCCATGAAATAACATTCCAACTCGGTTAAAATGCATTTGTTGTTGTTACTGACCCAGTGTAGTAGTATTGCGAAACTCATTATAATATGTGTCCAAATGATACTCAAATTTGATGAAAGTAATCCGAAAATCATAAACAAATATATTAGAACATGAATGATCCCAATTATGTTCATTTATGAAAGCCTTTTATTTTAAAGAAAGGATTTCACACTCACAAAAATGGTGAAAACTACCAAAACTACCACCAAGCCACAAGTCTCCTCCCTCGGCCGATTCAAATCCTCCTTTGGCGTCATCTCCACCCCCAAACCCAGAAAAAGCGGCTACGTTCGCGTCATGACCAACGGCAAACACCACTACATCCACGTGCTCATGGCGAGCGCCTTCGCCCTCGAAAAGCGGGACGACCAGGATACCGTGGATCACATAGACAACAACCCGTCCAACAACCGCCTGGAGAACCTGCGTTGGGCGAATCAGGGCGAGCAGATCCAGCACTCGTACGCCACGAATGAGGACCGCGGGTCGAGCGCCCAGAGGCAATCGAAGCCGGTCGAGGGGCGTGAGCTCGGGGCGGAAGAATGGGTGCCGTACGCTTCGAGTAACGAGGCGGCTCGGAGTTTGGGGTTGCATCCAGGGACGATCAGTGGCTGTTGCAGTGGGAAGCAAAAGAAGACGGGCGGTCACGAGTTTCGGTGGGGGGAGGCAAACGAGGTGGCGGTGCTGGAGGGGGAAACGTGGAAGCCGTACGAATCCGCGTGGGTCTCCTCCCTCGGCCGTTTCAAATCGTCCAGAGGC